GGTCAAACAATACTTGATAACATGACGACAATACAAAATAACAAAGACCTGTTGCATTTTCTGATTGACCAAGCTGGTTCTGGCAAAAAAGACTGGTTTGGTTTTTCAGAACAAAAGATAACGGGAATTGACCTATGCTATGAACTGGCGCAACGTCACGCGCCAGAAATGACCCCCGAAGCGGTGGTGGATTATGTTGTTCGGCTGAACAATACAATCTTCCATCGCATCATCATGGGCAAAAACAATGGCTGATTACGTTCAGCAAAACAAGGGATTCAAGGTCCAATGGACGGGCTTTCAAGAATTCCAAGACTTGCTGGACGAAATCCAAACTGACTACGGGCCAAAAGACGCCAAGAACATTTTACGGAATGCTTGCCGCGCTGCCATGACTACGGTTTTGCAAGCCGCACGTTCTAATTTGGAACGTAACATCGACACCGGACAATTGGTTCGTTCTTTGCAAATTGAAGCGCGAAAACCCAATTCAAAGGACAAGCGTTCATCGTATACGTCGCCAACCATGATTATGATTTCACGGGTAACTGTTGCCCCCGGCACAAAGTTTATTCCCGATGGTGACGGTAAAAAAACCAAGTTTACGACCAAGACATTCAAAAATGTTAAAACGGGCGTAAAACAAAATATGCACAGCGACGCCCGAGCGTACGCCATCGAATTTGGAACGGCGCGTTGGTTAAAAGGCGAAGGAATGCCCTATATGCGGCCCGCGCTTGAAAACAATGCCGCCACGGTAACGAATAACCTTGGCTATCATTTGGGTACAGCTTTAGAAAAATATCGTTCCAAAAATATGAAAGTTCCTAAAACATGACAAAATTATCTTCCGCATTTGGCAGCAACTTTGACAAAGATTCGTTACGGGTCCGGTCGTTTGTTTTAAATGGACACACCTTTAAAGTAAAAGTACCTTTGACCGCTGAAACCGACGCAATGTTTGAACGCGCCAAAATTATTGACGAAGCAAAGGTGGAAAAATACTATGCTGACCTTTCAAAAGATTTTGTTGAAAATAAAGAACGCTTTGCCAATGATTCGGATGTTACTTACGAAAGTGATGACATTTTTATCAAAGGGACGTCCTTAAAATCGACCGCCAGAAATAAAGTTCAGACTGAAAACCGCATCACTGAAATGGTGCGTTTGCTTGTTCCCGAAAACAAAGATTACGATATGTCCGCCGTGACTTATGAGGAAATCGACGAACTGTTCCCATTTTCGGTGCAACTTGAATTGCTGGAAGAAATCAACAAAGCAATAGCGCCCGGATACGCCAACACGCGGGGAAAATAGTTGGGTCGGTCCGGCGTCAAGTAAAAGCCTATTTGACCGCACACGGAACCGACCCTGACACGGTAGACGAATCAACGTTCAATGACATTTGCGTCATGTATGCCGATGGCTTAATTGGCAACCAAGGCGTTTTGGAAGTCCTTGGCGCATTGACCGCGGGACAATTCAACAAGATGTTGTCAAAAGGGTCGTCACCGTATAAGCTCGCAGATATAATCGGCAAGGCTTATGACTACATCTACCCGCCATTAGACCCGGGAGCCAAGAAATCATTGGTTTCTGAAAAGCTGATTGCGTTTGCGCTGATGAGTCCAAATGCCCCGGTCCATCTTTTTGAGGGTAAATAAATGGCAAACGTCGTTGCAGGTCTTGGCGCACAATTGGGGCTTGACACCACCGAATTCCAAAAAGGCATTTCGGAAGCCAAAGAATCAACGATGGAGTTAAAAGAGAGTCTCATTAAGATTCTCGAAGTTACTGCCTTTGCGGAACTGACCAAACAAGCGATGGAGTATGCCAACACCATTGTGACGACTGCCAAAGCCAACGATGTCGCGGTTGCATCCGTTCTTGAACTATCCAAAGCACTTGAAGAAAACGGTGGCGACGCTGAAAACACCGGAAAAATTTATTCTGGATTCAGTCAAAAAATAGAAGCTGCGGCCCAAGGCAACGCCAAAGCCCAAGAATCATTTGCCCGTCTTGGGGTTTCGCTGAATGATTTGGCGCATTTATCCACCCAAGATTTGTTTGAAAAGACAATCAACGGTTTGGCAAAAATGAAAGATGCCGCCGAACGCAATGGCTTGGCAATGCAAACCCTTGGCAAAGGCATCAAAGGCGTGGACATCAATGGATTGGCTCATGACCTTGAAGAAGGCAAAGGGTCAATGGATAAGTATTCGGAAGCCGTGGAAAAAGCGCACGAACTTTCTTTGAAGTTGGACGCCGCCAGCAAACAATTTACTTTGAGTTTTACCAATGCGGTCATTCCGCAATTGCTGGAACTTTATGAGGTCTTACACAAAGACGGAACCGCGTTGCAATTCTTTTTTGATTTGCTTTCTGCTGGCGCTGACATTGTGGCCGTGTTGGTAAAAGGTTTTGTCACTTCCATCATGACCGTGGTGGATATGGCTAAATTTCTTGGGTCGGCCATCAAAGACGCTTTCACGCTGAATTTCAAAGAAATTGCAACCGATTTTACGGCGATGACGGACAGCATCAAAAAGCGGCTGCAAGAAGATGTTGACTTTCAAAACAAGATTTTTCACATTGGCGCAGAAAATCAGAAAAAACCCGAAGCCAAGCCCGTTGACGCGGTTAATCGAAACATTATTGCATCCAACCAAAAACTGATTGATTCGGCCAAAGAACTAGCGGCTTTATATCAAAAGCAAGCTGACACCAGTTTGTTGATTCTGACCACTAAGTTGCAAGATAACAATGCAACCAAGAATCAAAAGGAGATGGCCGACGAATTGATGAAAGTGGTCGAAGCTCGAAACAAAGCCTTGGACGACATTGACAAGCGCGAATCAGGCGTGGACAAAACCACCGAAAGTGGCAAGGCATTGATTAAAGTTTTGGAAGAACAACGCGCCAAAATTCAAGATGTCTATTCCGTGATGATTGCCAAAAGCCAAGAAGCCGTTGAAGCCAATCAAAAGCTGCAAGAAAGTTTTATGTTTGGTTGGGACAAAGCATTTGCCCAATACAAAGAAAACGCCGACACCATGGCAAATGTGGGCAAACGCGCCTTTGATGATATTTCGTCGGCATTGGAAAAATTTGTATCTACGGGCAAATTGAACTTCAAGTCTTTAGCGCAAAGCATCATCCAAGACATTATCAAAATTCAGATTCAAGCACAAATCAGCAAAATGATTAGTGGCTTTAGTTTTTCCAGCTTGTTTAGCGGTGGCAGCGTCAACATGGGAACGGCCACAGGCGCGGACCTTGGCGCGGCATTTGCAGACGGTGGCGACCCGCCCGTCGGCAAGGCGTCATTGGTCGGCGAGCAAGGCCCGGAATTGTTTATCCCCAAAACATCGGGAACAATTATCCCCAACAACAAATTGGGCGGCTTGGGCGGTGCAACCACCAACAACGTGACGAACAACTACATTCAAGCCATTGACACCCAATCGTTTGAACAACGGCTTTATGGCAGTTCACAGGCGATTTGGGCGGCTAACCAATACGCCACCAAGAACTTGGCAACCAACCGCGCAAGGACATAAAAATGGCTTTCCAGCAAATCTTTGAAATTCAACAAAAGATGACGGTGAACAATCGCCGCATTGTTGGGCAACAAGTCACACGCGCTGGCTACATGAACACCGCGCAATATCTGACCGCCGTTCCGTGGCAATTTACAGTTATTCCGCACAATTTTCTGTATTACCCCAAGGTCCGAAACATCATCCAAGGTATTGACAACTTGGACCGCCAATTGCCGGAAACAATCATTTTCAATTCGTCCTTGCTGTCGTGGTTTACGTCTTATCAAGGCGACTTGAACTTGTCGGACGCGCAAGCCTTGACCCTTGCCGCGGTTCCAGCGGCCAATAGTCAAACCATCACCGTGGGCAATTTGCCGAGCGTTTCATCAACCGCGGCGGTTTTCCGCGCTGGCGATTTCTTGCAATTGGGTTCGTATTCCTACAAAGTCTCCGCGGACGTTTTGCGTGGTTCGGGAAGCACCGTCAGCGTAAACTTGAATCGCCCCGTGATTGGTACGGTCACGACCGGAACTTTGACCGCGGTTGCAAATAATTGCACCTTTACCGTGGTGGCCGAGCAATGCCCGACCTATACTTTGAACCCAATGACAAACGGCGCTTTTGTCGAATGGTCCGGCCCGTTTGTGTTCCGCGAATATGTAACAGGATAAAAAAATGTCAACAACAATCGCCGCGCTAAGTGCAAACGCAATTCGATATGTTGAATTTGTAAAGCTGTCCAATTCCAGTTTCACCGATACTTTTTGCAACGCGCCAGCACCAATAACCGTCAATGGCGTCACTTATGTCGGCATGGGTTCGTATATGGGCGTTTCCGAAATTCAATCGGACATGAAGGCCACCAGCACCGATGTAAAACTGACGATTTCGGGGTTGAACCCTGCCAACATTGCTTTGGTTCTTGGTGCAAATATTAAAGGTTCAACCCTGACAATTTGGCGCGGATTCACCGATTCAGACAATCAGCTTTTGACCATTGGCGGCGTTTTGCAGTTTTTCCAACGCTACCAAGGCATCATCAACAACATAAACATCACCGAAAACTTTGATGAAAAGTTACGCGAACGGGTCGCCACTTGCATCATGTCATCGGCATCGATGCGCTTGGTTTTGGATAGTCGTATTGCTGGCATTAAGACCAACCCATCAAGCTGGCGTTTTTTGTATCCAAACGACACTTCAATGGACCGCGTACCCGCGATTGCATCAACTTATTTCAATTTTGGCAACACCGCCAGCACAGGCAGCACTTCCAAAGTAATTGGTTCCACCAGCACCGTTCCGGCGCAAATCGTTAAATTTGGGAATTAAAAATGGGCGGTTTTTTCAAATCATTGCTAAGTCTTGCGGTCATTATCACCGCGGCATACTTTACTGGCGGCGCTACATTGGCCTATGAAATGGCCGCTACATTTGCCGTTTCGATGGTGGTGTCTCGCATCTTTGCCCCCAACGTTCCGCAATCTCAACAGAACAACATTCGCCAGCAAGTTCCGCCCGACCCAACCGCTGGCATCCCTTTGGTTTACGGCGACGCCTTCACCGGGGCGCGTTTCGTTGATGCGGTCTTGACCACCGACCAAACAAAAATGTATTACGTCATGGCGATTTCGTGCATTTCGCCCAACGGTCAATTTTTCTATGACACGACAAAGTTTTATTATCAAGACCGCCTGATTACGTTTGACAGCACCGACCAAACCAAAGTCGTTAGCTTGACCGATGCGGCTGGCAACGTGGACACCACCATCAGCGGCCATTTGTATATTGCGCTTTACACATCCAGCGCCACGGGAACGATTACGCCCGTAAACACATCGAATCTGCCATCGGCCATCATGTCCACGGCCAACGGCGTTCCATCGGGCCAACAATGGGCATCGAGCGGTCGTCAAATGAACGGCACAGCGTTTGCGGTCGTCACCTTGGTCTATAACGCCAATTCCGCGGGAACGACAAGCCTTCAACCCATCACCTTCCACGTCAGTCATTATTTGAATGGCACAGGTTGCGCGAAACCCGGTGATGTTTGGTATGACTACCTTACAAATACCGTATACGGCGGCGCGATTGACCCGTCTTTTGTGGATTCGACATCGGCCACCGCGCTGAATACTTATTCGGACGTCTTGATTCCATACACCGATTACAACGGTTATTCTCAAACCATTCCGCGCTATCGGTTCAACGGCGTCTTGGATACCGGGCAAACCATCCTCAACAACGTGGACATCATGATGACTTGCTGCGATTGCTGGCAAGCCTACAATTCGCCAACAGGTTTATGGTCCGTGGTGATTAACCAAGTTATATCGCCATCTTTCAGCTTTGATGACACCAACATCATTGGCGCAATTACTGTCGGTGCATTGGACATCACCCAACAAGCCAACCAAGTCGAGGCCAAGTTCAACGATGCCACGAACCGCGACCAACCCGGCTATGTGAATTTACAAACCCCGAGCGGTTTGCTGTATCCCAACGAACCCGTCAACAAATACACGGTTTCTTATGACCTGATAAATTCCAGCGTCACCGCCCAATACCTTGCAAACCGTGTTTTGGAACAAAACCGCCAAGACTTGATTGTCAGTTTTGAATCAACCTATGCCGGGATTCAAGTTCAAGCTGGCGATGTCGTCACCGTCACCAATTCAAATTACGGTTGGACCAATCAGCAATTCCGCGTGACGCAAGTCAAGGAAATCGCGCAAGCCGATGGCACTTTGTCGGCTTCATTCCAAATGAATGCCTACAATCCGGCGGTCTACGCCACGGGCAACATCACGCAATTCACGCCCACGCCCAACAGCGGCTTGGCAAATCCGCAATACTTTTCGGCGCTGTCAGCGCCCACGGTTACCAGCACAAGCCCAACGGCCACCATCCCGTCGTTCAATGTGGCTTGCACTATTCCCGCCAGCGGCCAAGTCACCGAAGTCACGTTGTTTTATACGACCTATTCAAGCCCATCCGCATCCCAATGGGTGGCATGGGGTTCGCAAACATCGTCCAATTCGTTGGCATTCACGCCATCGTCCACGGTGTCGTTCATCGATATTAGTTTGCCGACCCAAACTTATTACTTTGCATTCATTGTCTCGAACAACAACAGTTCGTCACTTTTGTCGCCTTTGTCGGCATCTTTGAATTGGAACCCAAACCCGACAACGTCGGCGGTGGCTGGCACGTTCTTGGGTACGTTTTCGCCCGTTGTTACGCAAGTGCCACGAACTGGCGGCGTCACGCCCGTTTTCACAGGGATTGTTCCAAAACTTTACGGTTCGGCTGCTGGCGGCGGAATTGACTTTGTTACATCGCAAACCGACACCGATTCAGCTTTTGTGAATAACACTTGGCGCATTGGCGGTTCGGCCACGACAGGTTATGGCGACATCACCACCACGGGCGGCTTAACCCTTGGT